CATAACCCAAATCAAAAAGTTCAATAATTTCTTCATTTGTTATTCCTCTCTTTGCCCAGTATGGATGATAATATCTATATTTATCTAATTCCTGTTCTTCCACATATAAATTATCGACAGTATTAGAAACACGAAAAACATCACTATGTTCATTATGTCGTTCAAAGTCCAAACAAATATCATTTCTTTCCTCTACTTGTATAGTCGCAAAATTCTTTAACAACCATGTCATTCCAAATGTGCCTAATATATCATCAGTGTGCCCAAAACAATACGATATCACTTCCGGGAGTGTATGTATTTCATTACAAGTAAAACAATGAAACATTCCATCGCTTTTTCTAATACCGGCACTTGGTTTTCTTTCCATTCCATCATTATGGTACGGGCAGCATATTTGAATACTATTACCCGAGGGTTTTAATTTTCTAATATAATCGAACTCATTTAATTTTAATTGAGCCATTAACTCATTTAATACTTCATCTAACTCACAATTAAATTCTACATCATTTATCTTCATATTTAGAAAGCGTCTTCCTTATCATTATATTTTTTCTTTATTTCTCTTACCTTACGTTCTGTCTTTTCCTGAGGCTCAGCATCGTCATATGAAGGAACAAATGAGAAATCTCCTATATTGATATCCCAGTTATAAATTAATTTTCCGCCAACTCTTCCCATTCTTTGCTTTTTAATCTCCATTATAAGATTATTATCTTTTTGCCTAATAGAGAGAACTTTGCTTGCATTGTATGCTATTCCATCACTATCCCTTATGCTATCAAGTTCTGGTGTGTTATCGTCGTCTCCTGCCACTCCACTTCTGTTAACCTGAACGACTACTAATATCGGTATCTTTAACTCTATGGAAAGTGCCATCAGATCCTCACTTATATTTGTCAGCGACGTTGTTTTATTATCACCTCTTTTGTATCGTTCATCTGACAAATATGTAATACCATCTATTGCTATCATATGTAAGTCATTTTGCGTAACCCAATTCTTTAATTTTGAAACAGTTATAACTTGATCAAAATCTGATGAAGTAGCTACTATAAATTTATTTTTACGCTCTGCGAGTTCTTGTATATAGTTGTGATACTCTTCTTCACTGATATCGTCATTACCCCACACTAATGATTTATTGGAAAAGTTTTTATTCAGTGTGTCAAATCTATAGCCAATACTGTTTGCTCCCATCTCGGGACTTATGTACCCCACATTATATCCTATCTGCCAGATGTGAGTAGTCATTTTTTCCAGTACCCAAGATTTTCCTTGATTTGTTCTTGCAATAATAACAACAAATTCTTCTCCTCTTTGAAGTCCGTGCCACAAATCATCTAACTCTTCGAATCCACAAGTAAAGAACCAATCATTTTGATTATGTTTGCGTTCTACAAACTCATTATATCTTATCCCAGCGTCTGCTATTATATCGATACCACCTAAATTATAATTAGGTTGTAGATTTTTTAATTCCTTAACCATATATTCGGCAGCTTGATTTGCATTTGTTTTAAGTAGCTCTGCTGCCTTTTGTAATACGGGAACTGATTTATAATACAGATATTCTTCTCGTATTGTATCTACCAGATATGAATCGCTTTCATTTACTTCTACAAATTCAAATTCTGGAAACATTGATAAGAACGATTCTTTGTCCGGAACATTTCCATACTTATTTACATGGTCTTGTAAGAACTTATATTCATTTTCATATCCCACGAAATATTCTTGCGTAAGTAAATTCTTTTCAATTATTGTATAGTCTTGTGATGCGAGGACTTTATTTATTATCTGTAATGAAACCACGTTTATCTTTACCTCTGAATATTATTATTTCACTTGTGTTCCAAATACGACTTGCTAATTTATATCCTATTTGTTTTTCAAGTGATTCTTTACTCTCTACATTACTTGTAAATATATTTGACTTTTTGTCCATAAGTCTATATTCCAGAAACATAATTAAATTTGAATAATCATAATTTGAAATATTTGAAAATGCTATTTCGTCCCATACTACTAAATCAACATTCATGAGATTTTGTTTATACTCTTCTGAAATGGGATTTTCAAAATTCTTTAACTGGAGTAATAATGTAGGTATGTGAACAAACATTCCCCTTACTCTCATACCATTGCCTGCCCATATCATATCAAAGTATTTCATTAACAGTTTTATTGACCAACTCGTCTTTCCGTTCCCAGTATGTTGGCTGGCTATAAATAAATTGCTTCCGTTGTTTACAAAATCGACTATATTTGATTTAATTTCTGCCAGTCTTACATACTGCTCATAATCCTCGTCTGCTATAAGCTGCTCTGTATATTGCCTGGTAACTGGGATACCACTGTTATCTACAAGGTATCTCATCTCATTGTATCTTATACACGTCGGAGAACATTCTTGCGTACATACCCCGTGGTACCAACATTTAGAAATAGATCTGTTTTCCATCTTTTCTTAACTGCTCCTGAAACTCTTTTAATTTTTCCTGGTCTTTATCTGTAAATGTAGGAACATTACTTGTTCCAGATTCATTTATTCTCTGCGATAATGTTTGATTCTTTCTATTGCAATACTTACCTTCTAATATACTTACGAATTTATCTTCCCGTAATATAAAATCCAAATCCGCTTTCCAACCTCTGTCATTATTTCCCATAAGGAAGTCTGAACTATTAGCTAAATCAAATGCCGTTGTGATTTCATTTATATCATGTTTTTTACATAAACGTTCTATAGCTTTCTTTCTTTTATCTGTTAAGACTTTTACTTTAGGCAAGTTATAACAATGTCTATGATATAGATCCACAATGATGTTGGTGTGTTGACTATTATTTTTATCTCTAGATAAAAATAATTTATTATTAATTGTTTTATTATTTATATTATTAGTTTGTTCTTTGTACGACTCTGCCTCGTACTTTTTACTACTCTGCCTCGTACTTTTTACTACTCTGCCTCGTATTTTTCTATGGCGTCCGTCAAATTCCATAACCTCAATCATGTCTAATTCTCCAAGCTTTTTAATTGCTTTGGATACTTTACTTTCACTGCAATTACAGAATTCTGCGAAATATTCATTACTGGCAGTACAATGATTCTCATTGTCTAAACTATCTATCTCAACGAATATACATTTTTCCAAAAGAGTAAGTTCATCATTTAACCATATCTCTTTAGGTATCCACACCCCTTTGAAATCTCTTTCTTTGTTTTCCATTTTAATTCCCCTTAAAAATTAAAAGGCTTGTGTATTTGGAAATGCGGTTCCGTCTACACAAGCCTTTGATTGGCTTCCATTATAAGGCTTTCATTGCTGAGTTCCGCATAACGTCAGCCAACCTGTTTGTCTTGCGACTTATATACATTAACATTGGTAAATTTTAATGTAAAGTCTTTTTATAAGAAAAATTATCTTGGAGCTTTTTGATTAGCTTTCCAGATATCTGTCGCCTGTTTATCAACTTCTTTATTTACACAATCCCAAAGAAGCTCACGCTCCGTCTGTACTTCTTCCGGAGTTAGATCATTAGGCAAGGCACGTTCCTCGCATGCCTCCATGGTGTAAAATGTCTCGCCAATTTTTAAGGACATTCTTGAAGTATATCTTATTGAAGTAGTAATAGCTTTACTTTTTTTATTAGCCAATATAATCACCCCCGCTTACTTAATTTATAAAATATTACTGCCAAGGTCTCAAGAAAAACTACTAATGCAATCCCACAGATAAATTCTTGAACGCTCATTCTTTTGTCCTCTTATCTTTGGAAAATGTCAGTTTTGCAGTCTTTGTAGTTTCTCGGCAAGAGTCCATGTCCAGTATAAATTCTTTAGAAACTGTATGATTATAGATGCATGCTTCTAATACTGCGTCGTCTATGTATTCACGAGTCTTAATGATTCCCAGTTCGTGACATAGTGCCGAATATTTGGAGTTAAGCATCTCGAGTAGTTTATCACTATTAATATCATCACTTTCAGTAACTTTGTATTTAACAGTATATCCGCCTGTTGAATACTCTTCCAGTTCTTCGGCAGCCATAATATTTTTAATCTGACCATTCTCATTATCCACAATCTTTTTCAGGGATAATGCTTCCGTCTTATGCTTACCATAGGACGGTACTAATTCATCTAGAGCCTGCTTTGTTTCCTCGTTTAGATTCTTCATTTTTGTTCGTTCCTTTCCCATTATACTTTCCCATTGGACCACTTCTTCCCAGTGGTATTTTTGATTGAATTTCAATAAGTCTATAAACATCTACATATTTCCAGTACCGTGGAGATCGCTCATTTTTCTGAATATATTTAGGCAATAATTTTGCTATCTCCGAATCTGGATTTTTTCTGGCAAACCGATACCACGCATTGATAGTGAATGTAGACTTACCAATTAACACAGAAACTTCCTCCACACGTAACATCTGATTCTTCACAAAAATCACCTCCTTTCGTCTAAATATTATATAACATATTTTTTATTCCTGTAAATGTTTAATCCAGGAGGAAGTCCAATATTTCTGAATTTGAAACTGTAAGCTTTCCATCTACCAGTGCGTCCGACATAGCACCTTTTCTTTCTACCAATTCGTGTATTCTTTCATCTATAGTGCCTTTGCACATTAAGTTGTAAATGGTAACATTCTGTGACTGCCCTATTCTGTGGCATCTATCTGTTGCCTGGTCATATAATGCTCTATTCCAAGGTTCGTCCATAAATATCTCAACTGTGCCTGCCGTAAGAGTTATTCCTGTTCCCATGGCACCTATTGTGCCGGTTACCACGTTTAATTTGCCCGCCTGAAATCTGTCTACGACATCTTGTCTGTCGGCGTCCTTTGTCTGCCCTGTTATAACACCTACCGCATATCCAAGCTTATTAAGCTTCTCTACTACTACATCGGTTATCTGCGTCCAGTTTGAGAATATCACTACCTGCTTCCCATTACTTACTGCTTCCTCTACAAGTTCTACCATTCTATCCATTTTAGCTGACTCCTGTACTGTGCTTGAAAGTATCCCAGTATAACCGGTTGCCTGTCTCATCCTTATAAGCTCAGCTAATGGATTACTTGCCATCTTAATCTGGTCTATATTGGCTTTAATGTCCATCTTGATTTCCTTGTATATTTGCTCCTGCTTCCCAGTCATCTCAACGAACTCGTCT